ATATTCTTTGTGGAATTGTTGAGCGCGTTCATACCAGTCACCGCCTAATGCGCCTTCCTCTACCATCTTGTCGTATTCAGAACGTAGCTTGTTGATGTCACGCATAGACTTAACGCCACGTGGTGCGCCTACGAATTGTCCGCTAGGGTCTTGCTTAAGGTGTACGCCTTTCTCTGCTAATGGTACGGCTTCTTCATAAGGCATATGACGAAGGTCACCTTGGATAGCGCCTTTCTTTGTATACTTAGCTGCACGCTTGCCTAATATGTTGGCCACGTTGCCTTCGATAGATCCTATAGCCATAGGGCCGAAGTTAAGCGCAACGTCCATCATCTCTTTCTCGGTCATTGGCTTTGCTGGTTTCTTTAGGTCTTCAATGATCTTGTTACCTTCTCCACGCATGATGCGGGCAAGTGGTGCGTCACCTTTGAGCCACTCATCAAACGCTACACTTAATGGGGATGACTCGTCTACGAATGATGTTGCCTTGCCACCGTCTGCCATCTTAGGTGTTAGGTCTTTAAATGGGGATTGGTGCATATGCGCAAGCTTACGTGCTTCGGCTTCTGCTTTGGCTTTCACTGCTTTAACTAGCGGATCATCGTCATCACGAAGTCCGGCCTCATAATCTTTAACAACTTCTATCTCTTCAGGAGTTATACCCTTGTATAACATTGGATGGAATAGCTGACCTTTCTCGCCGCCTAAGGATAGCTCAGTCATCTTGTCACCGGTCAAGGTTGGAACCTCACCAGCCCAGCCAGTAGTCTTTGGCATCATCTCGCCGCCATAACCTTGAGGCGTAGGGAAAGCTCTTAGTCCATAAGGATTGGGATAGTCACCATAGCCCATGCCACCTTCACGTGTAGGCTTGGACATAAACTCTGAGACTCTAAACTGATTATTTAAATCGTCCATTACTTTCCTTGATGCGTTTCATTACCGCTTTGCGTTGTGCTGGTGTGTAATCTAACCATCCTGCTATCTCGTCCTCTGTTCGTTTGCATGTCTTGCATGTCTGTGTCTTGACATCAAGGTTGCATATGTTCTTGCACGGTGTCTTTATATTTCCCATTCTTGCCATTGTTCAGTCTTTATACCGTGTCTCTGATTCCATCGTTCTTCATGCCACCACCACAACCTTCTGTATCGTCTTATGCGATCATGTCGTCTAGTGTTAGCGCTTATTGATCTTGTCTTTATGCGCCGTCTTCTTAACCCAAACAGATCTATTGTTCTGTAAACAATCATACTGCGTACGGGTTAACTCGTTCTCTTCTTCCTGCGTCTACATAATCCTCTGTTGGATCATATGGTGCTGGGTCTATCTCCATCAATCCTGCGTCTCTAAGATACCTAAGCGCCTGAGTACAGGCATCAACATAGTCATCATGCGTAGCCTCAGGGAACGAACATATCTGCGACACAAAGCCCTCGGCCCAGTCACGTACATATCCACGTCGTACTGTAGACTCGGGAATCCACACGCGTCCATGAGCGATAATGTTTGCAACAATGGAAAGTCGTTGTACTTTGTCCGCTCTACCGGGATTGTAAGCTCGCACTGGTAGATGCGCCCGTTGCATATCTTGTATGAGACTGATCCCAGCCGCCTTATCCTCGACAAGGATGAGATCAACTCGCTTACCTTTAACAAACTCTCCGGTGTCGAGTTCGCTATCAGCACCGTAACTGACTTCATACTCTTCTCTCACTTTCTTTCTTAGGTCAGGGTATTGCATCCGCTCTTGCCACGCGTCTATCAACATGACAGACATTGGTCCATCGGTTGGTTTAAATAGTCCGAACACTAAGCACGCTGTTGGGTCATTGATTGTCTTCTCTGTATAAGCGCAGTCATAGCTCTGTATAATGTATTCAAACTTAGGGAATGGCTTCCTAGAATCCCATAGCTTAAACATATCCCTTTTAACTATGCCACCCTCTTCAGGATCAATGAGCTCAGCATAGATCTCTTGCCTTCCAAGCTTTGTACCTTCGTACTGAAGGATCTGTTGTTGGAAGCTCGGGGCTAGGTTGTCGATGTTTGCATACGTCGATGCAGTCGTCATCACTACCTCACCTGATCCATCACTGGATCTGCCTACCAAGTCAACGACTAAGTCTTTAGGACGTGGTGTCGTTGATGCAATAATCTTTGTGTTCTGTCCTAATCGCACGGAGAACATAATCATGTCCCATGCGTCTTGTAAGTAATCCCATGCGGCTAACTCATCTAGCCATGCGCCGTGGTATTGTCCTCCACGAAACCGATCCGGTTCCGAAGCGGATATGCCTTTGATTAACGATCCATTGATCAGCTTAATCTCTAGCAGTGACTTGTTATAGTCTGCAATAAGGATCTCAGGTATCACGCTAAGCAATCCTGATTCACCTTCTATACATGTACCGCGTACATCCATTGCTGTTGGCGCGGATACTAACCATCGTGTGTTAGGTTGCTCCCAGGCCCACCAGCCAATCTGTTCAGCAGAGGTTCGAGTCTTACCTGCTCCCCGGCCGCCGAGTAATAACCATATAGCCCAGTCACCATGTGGAAGTATTTGGTGATCATGCGCTTGCGTTAACCACTTCATGCGCCACGCTATCGCTACTTGCTTTGCAATAGGAAGCGATTTAAATTGCGCTTCTACTTCTTTGTCTTTAAGAAGCTCTACAACATCAGTCATTATTTAACGCCAATTAGCTCTTCAATGTGTTTGTTTTGTCTTTCTACAGCCTTAATAATTTCTTTAAGTTCATCTAATGTATATCTGTCTTCAGGTAGTTCAATGTACCCAGTGTTATAAGTCTTTATGTCCATAGCCATCTTTTTAGTCATAAACCCATCCGCTTTTCTTTTCTCAAAGCTCATTTAACTTGGCGCTTCAACTCTAAATTCTTAATCATCTCATCAAAGATGTTGACATTGACATTGATTGAGTCGGCTTCATTGTCACCAACGTGTGCGATCCTGTCTGAATACTTTTTAGGCTTAAGCTTAGCCGCCACCCATTTGCGTGCGTCTACGCGATTCTTTTGCCACTGGACGTAAGCAGAGTCATATCGAGTCTTGCCCTTGTCATCAACGATCTGTTGTGGTAGTTCATCAGAGATTGCGTGAATCTCATCGGCCAATGTGTCAGCTTGGTCTTCCCTCGCGCGCGCATATATCTCCGAAAACTCTTTGTAGCGCAACAACCACTCATACACCGCCGTTTTCTTCGGCATACGTTCGTCGCGACAAATCGACACAAGCGACTCACCGTCTGCAATTCTCTCGCATATTTCCAAAGCAATCTTAAGACTGTATTTAGTAGGACGACCACCCTTGTTTTTAGAGCAGTCGATAGAGGATTGATCCTGATTGTCAGAGCTAAGTGATACATCATCCTTACTATCGTAAGAGGATGCTACCTTAGCTTCAGTGATCTTTGATTGAGTCATACATATATATCCATGTAATAATGCAATAGAATGTAAACGGACATATGTAAGATGTCAATGTATTTGTTTGATTATGGTTTAGTTTTTATTTCGGGGGAAATTTTAGAACGGCGCGGGCTCGAATTGATCTAAATCGAGTTTTTCTTTGGGCTCGCGCTTAACTGAGTACCTAACGAATGTGGCATCAGGCTTATCCTTCATCCAGTGATCAAGCTCAATCTTAGAATGAAAGCCACGAATCTTTTCGTGATCAATGAATGCAATGTATCTGAACTGGCTCATTTTTTTCTCCGGCGTTTTTTCCAAAGTTCGTATTCTGTAATCACAATCGCTGATAGGATCATGCATAAAAACAAAAATACTACAAAAAAAACAAAGGCTTTCGTAGCAAAGTCCATAAAAGAATGCTAAATGAAATTACCTTGTTTGTCAACCCATACATCTTCGCTGAGATAGCCTGTATCACCAGTCATGCGGTATAAGTTTTCCCTGTATTGACGCTTGCCATTTTTAATATACAACAACTTGAAATACAAATTATTAAGCTCGCGTCTTGGTTCCTTCTCTTCAAGCTTGAAGTATTTAATCACGCCCTTGTTTGAAGATTGTAAAATGCGGCCTATCATATCGCAGGCTAGTTTTAATTGATCACGATTAAATTCAACCACTTTAGTTTTTTCCATGGCAATCCTCCGGCGCGATAGTATTCCAAATTTGATAGTCAACATCGATTTGCTTGCGTAGCTCTT